CTCCAAGCTCCAAGCCTGGAGTTCCAAGCTCCAAGCCGGAAGCTACAAGCTCCCTGATTCTTGAACCAGGGACCAAGAAATAATTTCCTCTTTGAAAAAGTTTCGAGGACCTTTGACCAAGGGCCTCGATAAGGATGTAAGTGTTCTTAGGATGCTTCACATGGAAGGCAATTTGATGGGGTGAGAATTTGATTTTGTTCCCTGCGGTGCACTTTAATTCTAAAGTAAAAAAGTGCCCAGAATTATTATAGCCCAATAGATCGGGAGTACCCAGTAAGCTAATGTTTTCAATCCTAATCCAGGAAATATCTTTGGATTCTTTACGTAGTTTTTTATATAATTTAGCCTCAGGACCCATAGAGATTTTGAGGGAACTTCGTCATGATCAGACATCACTCTTCATCAACTTATCGGGCAGGATGATGGGGATTCTAGGCTTTTGAGTTTTTAAAACTAGCCTGTGTGACGCTTGGGTTGCACCAAAAACTTTAGGTCCAACGTGTTCATGTACTTCCATTTTTTTAATCTCTTGTAGTTGTCCGTTAACTTCCACGAAAATTACTGCATTTGAAACTGCATTACCCTGCGCTGTACCAGATTTATTGCTCGCTGTAAAGGCACTTAAAAAATTTTGTAAGTCTAGGACTCTCATTTAGTTGGAGTACCAATCTTAAGATTAGTCTTAAGCTCATTTATTTCTTTTCTAAGACTAGCATTGAGTGTCTCATGCATATGATTAATTTCTTGAAGAGTTTGAGCCTTAGCAGTTAACTCATTCAATTGTTGTTTGGTAGTATTTAAGCTCTCAGTAAGTCTAGTGACAATTTGTTTAGTGCCCTCTAGTTGGTTTTGAGTGTGCTCCCAATCAGATTCTTTTTTCTTGTAGGCCCAGATTTCCTCTTCGTGTTGTTTAATAAGAAATTCTAGATCGTTAGAGCCTTTATTTTCATCTTTCATATCTTGACTTTATAGGATAGTTCCCTTAAATTGTCAATATGGGAGTTCCAAAAAGATTAACAGAAATGCAACAAAGATTTGCAGAGCATTTAGTATTTGGTGGCACAGAAGGACCAATGAGTAAAGCTGAAGCAGCAATAGCTGCAGGCTATTCACCTAAACGTGCAAGACGTGAAGGATCAGAACTAACTAACCCGAGATACTCACCACTAGTGGTAAAATATATTGGAGAGCTTAAAGAAGAAAGACTTAAGAAACATGAAGTGACTTATGACAATCATGTAGCTGAACTAGCTAGGTTGAGAGAAGCCGCTTTAAAAAAAGGAAGTTTTTCCTCAGCTGTAAATGCTGAAGCCAATAGGGGAAAAGCAGCAGGATTATATATAGACAGAAAAATAATAAAAACAGGTAAGCTAGAGGACCTAACAGAAGAACAACTAGAAGCAAAGATGAAACAAATTTTAAACGATTACGAGTCTCTGTTGAAGCCTGTTGTGGAAGGTGAAGCAATAGAACTTTCTAAATCTTCTGAATCTTCCGAACCCACTGACGTGGAATCATCGTCCGGTCCCCAAAAGAAAAAGAGCCATCGTCTTCCCGATCAAAAGAAGCAAAAAGTTTAATAGACTTATCATCTTTAGAATATAACCAACCTTCATTGATTGGTCTTGCTAATCTCATCTTATCAAATTCTCTGTCGTTAGCCCAGCCAGAGTCACTCACACAATCGATCCACTCCACTCTAACCTTAGGATAAGGTATATCGGGAGTTCCGGTTGAGGCAATACTTTTTCTTCTTGTCCGAGGCATATAAGAGATATACCAGATAATTCAGAAAACAAAACACCTCTTTGCGCGCGCGCGTAGGCACCACTGAAATAGACATAATGTTTTGTCTATAGACACTTTATTTTAACACATTCTGTCTACACTTTAGCTATATATACCAACGATAATAGTGCATTTGGACAAAAAGACAGTATTTTACTAGCACTGTTTTTTTTTTTTTATAATTATCTGTGAGATCTCTTATACCTTGTCTTTTTTGTCTACTTCGAAGTCTTCTGGCCTCATTTCCGCCTTAATTGCCTCTTTTTCGTCAAATTTGAGCTCATGGTACATATCTAATCGCTTTAGAAACTTATGCTTCCACTGTCTTAAATCAGGCCCGGAAAACTTGAATTCTTGATAATATAGGTCAGGAGTACATACCATTATAACTCCTTGTTCAATACTAGAGCCATAATAAGCATCGTGAGCCATGGCGTATGCTGCAATCTGCAGGTAATAATCTTCTATCCACTCTTCTTTCTTAGGTCTGTTGCTTTGTTTAAAATCTACAATAGTCTCCAGACCATTGTGCTTACATACCAAGTCAGTAGACCCAGCATATAGCCCAGGATAGTATAACATAATTTCTGAACCATAATATTCTTCAACAGGGAGTAAACCTTCATCAATAATTTTTTCGGCCATGGGCTTCGCCTCTTGTCCGATTGGCGTAAGATCATCGTAGCCAGTTCCGAGTATATAAGACTCCAAGAATTTGTGCATAGCTGTCCCCCTACTACTCGAATGATTCTTGATTCGTTCTGCGTTTGCTTCACCGACTTTAGCCTTCCAGTCTTTTAAAAATTGTTGATTTTTTGTAGCGCTTAATATCGTAGTTACGCTCGGAAGTCTAGACCCTTGGAAGTCATAAACCCTGGTCCCTGTTCCGTGGTCCGTGATCTGTTTTCCTTGTATATACTTGTATTTATTATTTAATTTTGGGGCTGACATCATCCTCACGTTTCTCTCGAATTCTTTTAAATCTTTCTCGCTCATCATCCTTATCATTCTTTACTCCAAAAATTTTATTAAAATTTTTTTTATATAATTCAGTAGAGACTCTAGACTTACCATCCCATTTGAATCCTTTTTTATCGGCCATCCTGTAACTTTCTTATATCTCTTTCAAGAGCCAAATCTATTACATTATTTTCTTTAAGCTTTCTCGAAGTATAGTGAGCTATAATCTGTTGTACTTTATCTAATTTAGTATGAGACCATGGCCAAATTAAACAACAGACATAGTAAGCATCTCGGTGAGTACATCTCCAACGCCATTGTTTCTTTCGCCCTGGTTTAACTTTTCTTGGATTAAGTTTACCTACACCTAACACTTCATACAACCAAACTAAAACAGAATAATCAGTCATGGCTATTTCCATTCTAATCGACCAGACATTATGAACTGGTTTTCCAGGTCTATTGTGTCTAGTTTGTTTTAGTCTTTTATAATATATACTACCTTCTCCATCAAACAGTCCGGCAATATAAGCTTTATCTGTATCAGGAATCATGTGTAATTATCCATTTAATAATTCCAGTTGTTGGATCATATCCATCTAACTTAGTGCAATTTGCTACTAACAGTATCACCACCGTTAGTGTAATCATCAGTCTCATAAAATTCTCCCTCTGAGTCACAGTCCCAACACTGATGAATCATTTCATCATGGTGTAAACTTGTAACTTTAACAAATCCATTACCTTTACAAGTTGGACATATTAGTTTTTTTACTTTATACTTTTTTAATCTTACCATTTAATTTCTTCGCTTTTTCGTTTGCTAACGATTCTACAGTTTTACTAATAGATAATTTTGCATCTGGTAATAAAACTTTGGACAAAGCAATCAATGTCTTGTATGTCTCGTGTGTTAACGAAACATTTCTATATTTAGTTATATCGGTCATAGTTCCTTTCATTTATTTCTGATGATTATATAGGAGTGAATGGAGATTTGTCAAGATGAAATTTATATTAAGTATGATTATTTGTACGAGTGTTTATCAACAGTGCTTACCCCCGCATACAATGCCGGAATTATACCCCACTCATTACGAATGCATTATGGCAGGCTATGAAGAGGCCATGAAAAAAGCTAAAGAGATAGGACCCTCAGATGTGAATAAATATGGGACTATTATAAAATTTTATTGCCAACAGGTTAATGAAACTAATACTTAATTGACAATGTGTCCAAATTGTGGTAGGAGAAAATTATTCTCACCACAATAACCTATCCCTTTAATCCCTCTTGGGGTAGGTTTTATTTCATTTTCTTTTGTGTAATATTACCACGTTCATCTATCCATAACTCATAGATGTTTTTACCATCGAGATAATATCCATGTAACGTTTTCTTTTTCATAATTCATATAAACCCCGCAGTTTCCGTGCACGTACTCCGTACGGGGCAAAGGCTCCACACCTCCACGGTTACGTACCGTTTCATAGGTTGCCGTACAGAGGCTAGCGCGAGGCTTTACTTGGACGGAGGTCCTTTTAATTCTGTTCATTGTTCCATTGTAGGAGCAATAGGACGATAAATAAATATATTATGCATATCAATCCTAAACTTATAAAAATCATTTACAGAGAACTCCTTGCCAGGTTCCTCTGCCATCGTTTAAATAATAACCATTCCTCATCAGGTCATCAAATTCTCTATATGTCGCAATCGCTTCTCGATGATCGTCTGCAAACAGTAAACATTCATGTACTGGCATCGGTCTTGATAACGCGTACTCCTCTTTCAGTAGAGTGCCGTCAAACAAGAGTATTAATATTACTAACGTTTTGCACATTTACTACTTCGTTTATCTTCTTTGTCGTCATGTGTTTTCTTTCCCCATTTAATTATACGATCTATATTATAAGCTTTAATTTTCATTTTAGGTCCATAGGGTCTCCACGCCTCTGATACTAAATTAAGCTCAATCAATAGATTAGTCCATTGTTTGGTTGAGATATTAGTTACTTCTATATTTATGTTTCTATCTTTCATTCTTTATATATAGGATATCAGAGGATGTTTGTCAACGTCCTTTTTTACCTTTTCCACGATATTTACCCATTCTTTTTTCGTGTTTATTTCTGTTCTTTTTGTGACGTCCTGGACGCTTTTTAGGCTTATCGCGTTTAACATATGTGCTAACTCCGAACTTAGCTTTTTTACCCATTATCTCCAGTCTTTAACATAGGGTTTGGCCCCTGCTGGTGGTTGTATTACCGGTAAATAACTTATCTTACCATTAATATGTTGGTGAAGATCTCCTCCACATGTCATACATCTATAGTATTGTCTAGTGATACCCACTAACATTGTGTATTCACCACAGGCTGGGCACTTACCGTTGACTATTTCTGCTTGAAAGGTTATGTTTTTTTCTGTCATAGGCTTTCTTATTCTTTACCACACGCTGATGATAACGTCCATCACTTAAATCTTGAGCAATGGGGTTTCTTCTTCTATTTTTTTTAAGGAAAAATGCGTAGGATTTCTTATTCAAGGATTATTGCTTTTATAGATTTTTCACCCATGTATATCTCGGTCTGTGCTTTACCCTTCCAGCATTTATAAGATACAGTTTCACTGTACTGTCTCTCCGCTTCGCGCTTGCCGCGTAAGCATTGGGCCATTGAGGTTTGGATACGATGTTCTTTTATCTCTCCATTAATAAACATAAGTAAGGCTATAATTCCAGATTCTATCATTGAGGGCCTCCATTTTTATAATGCATATCTCTATTAGCATCTTTTAATTTTTCTATATCTTCTAACACTTTATCCATTTGTCTTCTTAAAAATTCTATGTTTACTTTATTTAAAGCCATATTCTCGATATGTGCATTTAACTTATCGGTGGATTTGTAAAGATCCTCGATCATCATAAATTGCTCGGAATCTGCAGGAAGCGAACCAAGTTGACCCCGCGGCCATTTGATTCTAA